TTAAGGGGGGGCTGTCTTCTTCACATCATCAATTAGCAGTTGGAATTGAGTCATAAATCTGAAACGTTGGTACGTTCAAGAAAAAGTGAAGGTTGAAATCTGTGCCGATGGCGGCATAATGCCACAATTTGAAGCCAGCGGCTTTGGTTATACCGTTGACTCCATTTAGTGAGATTTCGAGCGTATCGCAATCATATGTTCCCCCATCGATAACGGTAGGGGAGGATGCTGCTGCAGGAGATGTTGTCATGAAGCGATAGTTAGTATAGTTGGGCAGTGAAACAGACAAGCCAGCTTGGGTAAACTGATTCGTAAGTGACTGCCCAGAAATTCCCGGGTCGCAATTATTCAGATAGAATCGCGCATCAGCCGACACAGTGCCCTTGGGCTGACCAGGGTTTGAAGCCCCAGCTGTTACTGCGTTAGCACCGCGACGAACCATTCTGATGGATCCGACTTGGGAGGGTGTGTCTGTATTAAAATGCCATATCATAGAGCCACGCTGACCGATAAAGGCCGGCGCAACCCAATTGTAGGCTAGGTTCTGGACAAAGTTGAATGGGAAATTCGTGGCAGGAACCACGAGCCCCTTAGCAGAGTGAATTCCGTTGGGATCGAAACCACTGTAAAGAGGGTATTTTGTCATATTCTCGAAGTGCAAGAACAGATCGTCTGAAGTATCAGCCCCACTGGCTATCGTTGAGACGTAACTTAATCCGGATCTACGCATGAGCTGCCGAAGCGAGCCCACGGCTTCACCGAAATTTACGAGATAGCGCTTGTCAGCGGGGTCATGAGTGACGGATCCGGCGATGATCTCCATAGGATCGCCGTATTGGTCAGCATGTTCAGGACGAGGAGTACTCGCTTGTACCGGGAAGGTGCTAAAAGTCTTCCCAGGAGTGACTGGATTGGCGTATTCGAGGTTGTCTGCTCCTCGGACGAAAACCAGAATTTTAATGTTTGATGATGCTACTGGAGCTGTCAACGCATTCAAAACGCGAAGATTTATTGTTCCATTATCCGCCGTGTCGTCATAGTTAAACGGTGGGGTCAGCGAGAGGGAGAAGGGGACATTAGCCGCGTTGAAGTTAGTATCCAAACGAAGCCAAGCAACAGCCTGTTGATAAGGCACCCTTACTTCCACATCACTGTCTTTACCGAGATCCACAATTTGTGTGAAAACGACAGTGGACGAGACGGGGTCAACATTGATATTTTCACCTGCATAACCGGTGGGATCGTAAGAAATTCGAATTCTCCCTTTATGGTATTGTGAGGCGATGAAGCGAAAGCGGAATATTACGTCGCCACGCCAATGTTGGAACAAATTGGCCGCCCAAGCCATAGGTGTCAGCGAAACTAGCGCATTTGAACCACCTGTAGTGTCATACATGAAAGGATTCACCACACTGCTAAAGATTATGTCATCCACCAAATTGGTGGTAGACCACGTTGCAGTAGTAAGGTAAGATTCCTTCTGGTTAATGTGAACGACTGCTAGCTCGTCTGTTGAGTCGAGCCCCGTCACCGACGGGTCAATAGATAACTCGTTCTTTGGGTCAATTGTTAGTTTATCCACTGGATATCCTATATCAGCCGAGGCCAACGGAGGAAAACAATTAGGTCGCAAAGGTTGAGTGTCAGAAATGACAGGAACGTTCGTAAATCCGAAAAGTGAGGCAATAGCGCTAACAGCGCTGGCCCCCACTTGAGTAGCGGTTGCAAATTTGCCTATAACTGGGATACTCGAAAGTCTCCCTGCAATTGCTGCGATTGCTGAGGCTGGTTTTGACACAACACCATTCCCATACTCATCACTAGCTTGTAGAGCAAGGCCCACTGAAGGACCAGCAATTTTGACGTTTTCAGCCCATGCGTACACCTGTACGGTTACGCCAGCTGACGAAACGCCGTTTGCGCTCTGAAGGGTCGTGTAGTTAAGGAAGGTTAAAGTGCCCATGTCCAAGAAATCACTATTGTGCTGAATCCTGATCCAATTCTTGTGATTGAAATATGGGAGCACCATTTCTCCGCCCTCATTGTTTTGAGGGAAAATCCACAGATGTGGGCGCTGTGAATAGGGAATAAATTGCCTGTTTCCAGGGTCATTGCGGATAGTAGACGGCGTTAGGTTAGGGAGTGGTTGGTACGTCATCAGAGTGGCCCCGTAGTAAAACGGTGAGGCATTGATGAGCACTTTCACTTTAAGATCGCACTGGAGAAATGAGAAATTGTTGATTTTGTTCTTGATGCGCGAATCGTTAAAAAATAATTGCCAAGGACTGTAGACGTGTGAAGTTGGGACGGTGTCGGATTCATTCCACGTGTAAGTTGCAATTCGCACAGGACGAGAGAGAAATTGGCCGAGGTCAGCTGCAGGTGTTTGGTCAAGCAGCGACACGGGATCAGGTTTACGATAGAAACCGACCTCAAGACCTTGAGTCTCG